TCGCTATTTTTTATATTATATAGTTATTTTTTATAATATATTACTATTATATATATAATAAGTATATAAAAAAAATAGTCTAGAACTCACAATATTATACTTTCTATATATATTTATTACTATCCTATTATATAAATATACCACTATAGAGTATCTCCTAGCTACTTTTTTTGCATATAGTATTTTGACCTAATTTGGCGCATTTCGGCGAGGCTACACTCTACACAGCTACAAGGCTACAAGGCTACATGGTAACAAGGCTACAATTTACCCACATTTAGGTTTAGTATATTTATTTGGAATCTGCTCTATTATTTTGTATATTATGTTTGTCGGTATTTTCCGATAACTATTTATTTAAACCGTATAGTACTAAATGGGAGAAAAACTATGATAGTAGAATATAGATGCAAAGAGTGTGGAGAGATTCACTACCTAACGCTACCTAATTTAACAGAAAAGGAGCGTGGGGATATTACGATAACTAAATGTGATGATTGTGTAGCTATTGAAAATAGAAGGAAAGTAGCTATTTTGAAGGAAGATTTAGATAAGCTATTATTAGATCCGAAGAATAATGCTGAGGAAATTAAATTATTTAAAAGTTGGATAAAAGAATATAGGGGGATATAATGCAATTCACTTGGGAAGAGTTAGAAAGTGTAGGATTTGAGGAAGAGTTGGAGGGTGTAAACCTATCTATACGAGATGGACTATTTGAATTTCACGCTTTACCACTACCAAATGGTAGATTTTTAGTAGAGTTTGAATATAGTATATACCTAAACCTAACTAGTTTAGAACACCTAAAATTATTTATAAATGCACTATTAGAACCTATAAAAGAACCTATAAAATAAAAAGGAAAGGAGAAGTAATAATGAGAGAAGAACAAAAAATAGTACCGTTAAATTTTACTAATTGGAGGGAGGAAATAGAAGAAACCTATTGGACTAATAAAGAGGGAAAGAAAATCTACCCTGATCAAATGGATATTAGTTATATAGAAAATACTATTAATTTTATGTTAGTTAGGGATTACCCTAGAGACACTCCAATTTTATTAGCATTGAAGAAAGAGCTAAAGAATAGGAAAAAAGAAAATCTACCAACCATAAAAATAGGAGAAGTAAGAATGAATACAGTACAATTAAACTACACTAGTCTAGATATATCTAAAGCTACTATGCAGGACTTAGTAGCAGGGCTTAAAGAATTATCTATTAGTCAAATCATAGCAGAGGCTAATCCTAATTTCCCTGAACTCGCTATAGACCCAAAAGGGATAGATAGAATAAAAGAGGAAATAAAGCAACGTCGTATTGATATAGCAGAGAATGAGTTATTAAAGATAAATAAGCAACTATTCAATCTACGGTCTAAAGAGGATAAGGTTCAAGAGTTAAAAAATAGAAAAAAGGAAATTGAAAATCTAATAACTTTAGCTATAGAATCTAAAAAGTAGGTACTTCTAATATGGTTGCCTATATTATCTATAATAGGCAATCATTTTAAAACTATCTATCATTTCTAATAAAACCCAAACCAAAATAAGGAGAACCGTAATGAAGATAAATAAAAGTAAGTTTAAGAAAATGATGGAGTATAATAAACTCCACCCTACCCGATTAATAAAAGCCCTCGAGGAAAGTAAGGAATATAATAACCCGATAGAAGCGTTTATCTGCAATATGCCTTCCTACTATAATACCAATACATCTATTCATTTCTATATAGATAATAGCCCCTTTACTTTCAACCATGAAGAACTACTAAAGTGGGCTAAAACTTGGATTTCAAATGAGGAACTAGCAGAACTAAAAATAAAAAATTACTCTCCCACTATGTGCTCGGCGAGTAGTAGTATTTGTATTGTAATAAATAGACTACAAAACCAAATTATAGAACATATAGAAAAGGAATATCCTAATGAAACTAAATAAACCACACAATATAGATAACAACGAGGATAGTGAGAATACTACCCCTGAGTCGTTGCGGGATATTCTAATAAGGAGAGATAACCTATCTGAAAAAGAAGCAGATAGGGAAATAAAGGATATGCAGATTAGGGTAATAAATAGACGGGAAGATCCCGAAGAGGTATTAGCCGACTATGGATTAGAACCCGACTACGTTGTAGATTTAATAACACTATAAATAAAAAGGATAAAATAATGAACAAGGATAATAAGTTAGTACCTAAAAAGGCAAGACATAAACTATATAAAGAAACACTAAAGTTATACCTAAAGAGTGTAAAAGAGAAAGATGAACAAAATAAAATACCTGGAGTTAATCTATCCTATCTAGGTCTTTGCTTTTACCTATCTAGAAGTAAAACAGGACAAAAGTATTTCTCTGATGGTTATATAGGTCTTGAGGAAAGACTTCCCGAGTTTCGTGCTATAAAAGAAGGTTTAACCGCACCCGTAAATACCTATTGGTGGGATGAAAGGAACTACAAAATTAGAATCTCTGTACTAAATAAAATGATAGAAAATAGTAAACCTAAAAGGAGGTTTTAAATAGTGAAAGGTATAAAAGAAGTAAAATTTAGAGACTACGACTGCATAGTTGTTCAAAAAGGCTTTTATCGGAATAAAATGCCTGCTCTACAACTATTAGATAAAGAAAATAATAATCCTATAGCAACTGCTACAGTATTCATATTAGGATATACTCCAGAAACTCCAAAACATACTCTCATTAAAAATTATAGTGAAAATGAGGGAATATTAAACTGCCTAATAGAACACGGGATAGTTGAAGATACAGGTAAAAGTGTAAAATCAGGTTTCGTAACCTGTCCGATAGTGAAAATACTAATCTAAAAGAAAGGAAGGAAAAAGATGAAGAATAAAATAATCACCATACTATTAATAATCCTATGGTTTTTTATAATAAACGAGATACTAAACCAATTATATAATAACCTACCTAAATAAAAGGAAAAAACTAATGTCAATAAAAGAGAAGAAAACGCACGTAGTGAACCTACGTTGCGACGTTAGAAACCTAGCCACTATTGCAAGTTATTACTACGGAGAGAAACTAGAGCAAAAGATGCCTAATAGTTCCCTATTATCAAGAGCAATCTCCGATTTCGCCCATAGTTTGACCCTCCAAACGGAGGCAAAAACTTTTACTACAACGAGCAGTGCATTGAAATACCTACGACAAATGGGCATCTTTAAAGATAGTGAAATAGCTAAAAGGAATATAAAACTAGCCCTCGAAGAAGAAGATAGAAAAGGGATAGTTCAACCAGAGAGTGGAGTAGATTTTGAAGCTCTCGCAAGAGAAATGGAGGGTAATAATGAATAAGAAAAGTCAAATCCTAAAGATGGATCCGAAGGTAAAAGCCCTATGGTTAGCTTGGCTAAGAGATCCGAAGAATATACAAGGTCAATATAAGCTACATAGAGATGATAGATTTTGTTGTCTAGGTGGACTTTGCGATATCTACCTAAAATATAAAGGTAGAAAATGGGATAATGCTTCAGCTAATATAAAATCAATAGGAGATGAAATGAATTACCTACCTAAAGAGGTAACTGAATGGGCAGGTTGGGATTTACCTTTAACTAATTTTGGTAATTTTATCCCTTTTGTTATGTATGAAGGGAAAGAGGTAGAACTATCTATTTTAAATGATAGAGAATTTCTACCATTTTCTAAGCTAGCATCTCTAATAGAGGAGCAACTATAATGAAATTAGATAGAGCATTAGAAATAGTTAAAAAAGTACAAAGAGACGTAGAAAAGGATATAAAAGAAGTTGAAAATAAACCCTTTTCAGCGGAAGTAGTAAGTAAACTATTCGGTTATCAAGGAGCAGCTATAGTCGCTGTAGCCGCTATATTAGAAAATTTAATAATAGAAATAAAGGAGAATAATAATGATCAACTATAGTTATAATAAAGTAGTAAAAAAGGTTCCTATCTACCCCTACTACAAACAAAATTGTAGTGATTGTAAATATTTATTCACCCTCTACCTACAACAAGAAAAAGAAACAAAAATAGTAGAAATCTACAAAGCGTGTGATAAAAGCGTCTCCGACTATATAGTAGTAATAGGAAAAAATGAGGAGGATTATATAACCTGCAACCTAGAACACCTCCTCGCAGGCTATCTAATGAAAAATATATATAGAAACCTAGAAAGAAGGGAAGGTAGAGTATGAGAATAGGTCAAGAAATAGAATTAACAAAGATTTCTATCTACTACCTCCGACTATCGGGGATAAAACTATACTATATAAGAAAAGACACCTCAAATAGTATATTAGTAGCCTTCAAATCCCATAAGGTTGGTTGGCTTTTAGATGAATATTCCGTAGGTCCCCTACCAAAGACAGCTATAAAACTATTAAAAAGAAAAAAACTAAATAAAGGTTTATATATATCACTAATTGATATAAAAAAGCCAGCTAATGATCAAAAATTGAACAACCACTCACCTAAAAAGAGGAAAGCTAATGCGTAAATTAACTATACAAGAAATAGATACCCTAATTGAAGCCCTCGAAGCTTGGGAAGTTGGAGATAGGGGAGGTAATCTCATGTCTAGACTAATAACCCACATGATTTCTCAAGATAATGAAGAGCTAGGAAACAAACTAAACAAGGTCGATGAGAAAAAAGAGAAAGAAGAAGAAGAGGCTAAGTATAATAGGAAAGAAGTAGCTACCCTATTAAAGGCAAAACTAATAGAAATGAAAAGGGAACTAGTATTTGCAGGTTTACGGGAGGATTTATGAAAAAGAGAACTATTAAAATCAAAAATAGCTACAATACCGTAGATGGTATACCTATAGAAATAGAAGGATATGCAGCTAGAGTAACTCATGCAGTAGACCCAAAGAAAACTGATGCTCACTTTGCAGTAATTACCGTTCCTTTCAATAGTAAAAAGGCGGTAGATAATCTAATAAAAACCCTAAGAAAAAATTCTTGGGTTGGAGGTCAAATAAAATGAAGGAGAAACCAAGAACCCGCAGGAGAAAACAGAAAACCAAGAAACCTACCCTTTATATAAAAACTATAAGGAAGTATCCTAGACTACTAACCCCTCNAAAGGAGTATATACGAGGAGATAAGGTAATAGAATACTACTACAATACTAAATCGGAGGTAGGGAATGATAGATAATCTAAAAGAAAATAAAATAGAGAAACTAAAGAAACAAATAGACCACCTAAAAGTAGTGAAGAAAGAAAAGCAAAGGAACCTACCTAACTACATAAAGGATAGAGTAGAGGTAAATAAATACCTACGCTATACCTACGCTATATACCTAACCAGAACGAGTAGCCCTACTATAGTTAGTACGGTAGCTAAAGGGTTAGATGAAAGCGTAAAACAAGTATGCTACCTACTAAATAAAGAACAAGTTAGTGATTTATATTCTATAAAACTAAAAGACCTACGAAAAATAGGAAATAAAAAATAAGGAGGTAAAAGCATGAAAAGGAAGAGTAGACAAAAAAAGAAAACTCCTCACAGAGGTCAAATGATCTATCTTCTAAAAGGTATAGAAGCTAATCTCTTCAAAGCTATAGATACCTATAAAAGCCTATTAAGTAAAGAAGAACTAGCTAAGGCGGGAGATGCCCTACAAGAAATAGATAAATTAAATGTTATGTTAGGTAATAAATAAAATGAATAGAAATGTAAAATAAATTTGGAGATGGGGGTATTTGTTCGTATATTGTAGGCGTTCAAAAAATTATAACCCATAACCAAACCAAAAGGAGACAGCAATGTCCAAACCTATCGTTTCAACCCTAACAGCAGCTAGGGTAAAAAGTCTAAAGAAGGAAGATGCGGAGAAGTATGCGAATCTACCCGACGAAGGTACAAGAGCCGTAAGTATCAACTACCCCGTACCTGAAGATGTAATAAGTGCTGCTGAACTCTTTACAGAAAAAACCGTATTGTCCCTATTCATCGGGCATATGGCTTTCACTATTCAAGGTAAAGTTCGTAACCAATTAATAAGCGGACTTGCAGAAGGTAAGAATCTTGACGATCTAGAGAAAGAAATCCAAAATAGTTTCTATGATGGTGAAGGAAACTATAATTGGAAACCTAGCGATAGCCCTACAAGAAAGAGTGGAGCTGAGAAAGAAAAAGATAGAATCGCTAAATTATCTCCAGAACAACAAGCAGCTGAAGTTACAGCATTAAAGGCTATGTTAGCTTCATTGGAGGGTTAATTCTAAACCTTTAGAGTTTTTACCCGACAAGATAGGTAGGGGTGTTACGGTTCGCCCCTGCCTTTTTTTATCCTAAAAAACCCCCACAATAGCACAAAGGAAAACGCTATGGAAAAGACAAGAGTTATACATATTAAAATAGATTACAATCTGCAAGGGATAACAGCAGATGAAGTCCTATATAGGATTCAGGATCTTTACCCTAAAGCAGAAGAAAGTGAACTACCTGATAAGGTAAATGAACTACAAGATAGAATAGATAGTTTAGAAGAAGAAATAGAAGATCTAAGAGTCGAGCTAAGGGAGATAGAAGATGAACAATAAAAATATAAAGGGTATTCCCTTCCATAGTACCTACGACGTATTAGATAGTACTAAAGCCCAAACCTATATGTCCTGCCCTCGATTATTCTTTTTTCAATATATACTTGGTTTCCGACCTGATAGACCTATTCATGCCCTCGAGTTTGGTAAGGCTTGGCATCTTGCAAAAGAAGTCCTATTTGACGAAGGCTATAGTGAAGCAAGTGTTAAAAAGGGTATGGAATTATTCATGGGTAGCTACCGACAAAACTTCGGAGAAGATACCGATATGGACTTCCATCCTAAGAGTCCAGGAAATGCAGAACTCGCCCTACATAATTATATAATAGATTTCAAAGATGATGAGTTTGAAGTCCTCGCAACGGAGATTGGTTGTACATTCCTACTAAACAAAGGTAGAGTAATGCACGGAAAGATGGATAGTATAGTTCGAGACCCTCTACGGGGTATACTAAGTATAGATAGTAAGAGTGCAGGAGCTCATTGGGGATATTTAGAAGATAGTTTTCAACAAAAGTTTCAAATGCTTGCCTATACTTATTTCCTACATTCCTACTATGAAGAGAGAATAGGAGGGGTGATGATAGACGCTTGTATATTCAAAAAATCAGGTAATGAACAATTCAGAATACCAATAGAAGCTACGTTAAACCACATAGAGGATTGGGTATTTCAAGCTGATCTATTATTTGATGCGTTAGAAGAGGATTGGAATAGACTATCTAAGGTAAAAGAAAGTGATACTATAATGAAGGCATTTCCAAAGTGTACTGAATCGTGTGTGAAGTATAATAGGATATGCCCTATGTTTGAAATATGCAATAGTTGGCACAACCCCCTACAAAAGTTAGATAGAATCCCAAGCGGTATGAAGGTAGAATTCTGGGATCCTCGTAAAGAAGATGTTAAAACTACTATGGAGATTAAATTATGAGACGAATTATCGTATCTATAATCAATAAAGAAAATCATTGGTTAATAAAATCTGTAAAAAGATCTATCCTAAATCGAGAGGTAAAAACTACCGAGACCCATATCCTATATAAGTATGCCTACTATAATAAGGGTATGAAAAGTGTAGTTTATAAAGTTGTAAAGAATCCCTTCGGAGCAGAGGAAGTAACCACAGAAAGAAGTTGGTTTACTAAGAAAAGAATACTAAGGGAAATAAAAAACTACCTAAAACAAATATAAGGAAAAATATGGAACCGTTAGAGGCAAAGAAACGTATAGACGAAATACGAGAGCAGTATACTAAAGTAACGGGTGGAGATGTAGTTGGGTATTCTGCCCTAATAAAAGGTATAGAGGGGAGTGGTAAAACAACCTTTGCAACTACAGGTAGGTTACCTATCCTAATAGACCTATTCGATAGTCGAGGATTCGTACTATTCCACACAGATCCAGAACTAATAGCTATGAGGGAAAGAGGAGAGCTAATCGTCCGCCCATTCATAGATGAAGATAGTACAAAACCTACCGAGTACGCTCGTTGGGAAAAACAATGGAAGGAGGATGTAAAAAGTGGGTTTTTAGGTTTATTTGGAACCTACGTAATTGATAGTGGAACTACTTGGATGGAAGCATTGTCTAACTATATCCGAGTAAAAAAGGGAAGGGGAGATAACCTCCAACTCCAAGACTATGTTCCTATATATAACCTAGTCATGGATATAATAAAAATATCTACCTCTCAAGGTTGCGACTTTATATATATAGCCCACCTTATTCGCCTACAAGAAGGAGATACGGGATGGACAACTGAAATGGATATTTATAAAGGGCTAAAAAGTAAAATACCTAAACTATTCGCCGAGAAGTACTGCCTTGTAAAAAAACCTAGTGCACATGGAGCTAAGCATGAACTACTAATACACAGCACAGGTAGATATGAAGCTAGTAGTCAACTAAAAGGTCGGGGGGATAAACTAAAATCTATAGAAGAGCCGAACTTAAAGAAATTATTAGAGAAGGCTGGACTATCAACGAAAGATAAACCGTTATTATGGAAGGAGTAAAAACATGACAGAAGAAAAAGTAATAGCAAAATCAGAACCTGTTTATATAGCTGTCCACAAAACCATAAAAGATACAAGAGATGAAATGCTAAGACTTAGAAATAAACTAGAGCATCTAATAGAAAAGATAGAAGGTACCCCTAATAAAGCATCAAATAGTAAAATAGAAAACGATAATCCAAGTGGATCACCATTTCCTAGTCTATTGGATTTTTTAAGTGGAAGTAGTTTTTCAAATGAGCAAGAAATTTTAACGGATATAGGTGAATTAATACTAAGGATAGAAGATCAATTATATAGGTAAATAAATAATAAAATAGGTAAATAAATAATAAACAAGTGGTCGTTCAATTTTTAAACAATCACTACAACAACACACCAAAACAGGAGAAACAAAATGTCAGAATCTTTAATTGATTTACACCTCGATGAGGTTCCAGATCCAACGGTAGTAGAAGGTAATGAAGAATACCAACTAACTATCAAGAGTGCTAAGATAGAAGAAAGTAAGTCAGGTACAGGTCGTATGGTAGTTAAAATACTTGCCGAAGTAGAGGATCGTCCTGAAGCTCAACCCATCTTTGAAAACCTATGCTTCCCAATAGCTAGTGATAAAGCAAGTACTGTCTATATGTTTAAATCAGGACTAAAGGCATTCTTTCAGTCTTTTGGTATAGACCCCGCAGCTCCAGGTGAGCCAGACGAATGGATTGGTAATCAAGGATATGTTATCCTAAAGGTAGCACCAGATCAAAATGGTAATGATAGGAATGAGATAGCTAAATACATCATTCCTAAGTGAGTAAAATAATATATAAAGAGGTAGGCTTAGAAGTAGCCATCCTTTAAAGAGTAGGGAGAATACTAAGGCAGATGACATATTCCTTTGGTAGTAGAAGTGAATCATATTGACTTAGATAAATATAATCTCTTTTGGTGTAGTAACACATTTATATATTTTTGGTTTCCCTCGTGGCGAAAAGGTAAACGCAAGTGTAGCTAAAGCCCGCCCGAGAGGGTCTACTATAGAGGCGTGTATAGGTTCGAATCCTATCGAGGGAACAAATAGTTATAATACTTTTAGGTCTTGGTTTGCAGGTATTAATACAAAAGGATTAGAAATGGATGTTGGATTTAGAAATTTACCAGAGTGGTTGAAAATACCACCATACTATAACGAGGTAGATAGCTCTTTTAATGTTGGAACATACCCCTTTTTTAACAACATTTTTCCAATGACAGAAGAAGAAGAGCCAGCACAACCAAAGATATTGAGAATTACAAGAAATATGTTTGATGGGTACATTTTTGAGATTAAAAAATGCTAACGGAGAATTACAACATGAGCGACAAAGAAAAATGAGACTTAAAAAAGTGTAGCAGTTGCAAGGAAAAAAGAAGAACAAAGTGATGCAAAAGAGGAACTTTTAAAGGAGGTAGTAAGCCTCTTTTATTATGAAGACTATCACGACAGTCTAATATATAGTTATGAAGAAGTGTTACCTGTAAAAACTATTTTTAGGTGAAGAAGTAGAAAAAGAATTAAGAAAATATATAGAAAAATAATACTAATCTAACAGTTTTTCTTTGGCGGGTTTACTGTTAGTTGCCTATCGGGTAGATTGGTAGACCATTTTTAACTTCCTTCAAGTAGGTTAAAAGGGTCGGAGGTTCAACTCCTCCCCCGATAGCTATTTAATTAAAATAACCTATAAACCAATAAAAAAGGAGGTAAGATGGGAGAAGCAGTAAAGAAGTGGTATCTATCTAAAAGTGTTTGGGTAGGTGGCGTTACAACAGTCAGTGGTATATTATATGCTACAGGAGTTATTGGAGCTGAAATATCCCCCTGAAAATCTGTTAATGATCTTAGGAGTGATTAGTACTATTCTAAGATTTGTTACAAAAAGTCCTGTGTCTTGGTAATAGCATAGGTAAATTGGGAGGCTAAATACCTCCCTTTTTTAACTAGGAGTATTATGAAACGATTAGATATAAAAAAGTTGTCGGTTCTTATAGATAGTAGTAATGATCCATATGTAATTAAAATATCTACAAGGGTTATAGTAAACGAACAAGAGTTTATAGAGTACGAATCTGTATACCCTCTCATACTAAAGGGTGACAAATATAGATACAGATATAGAAAGAAGAAAAAGCAAGAGCCTTTGGAGTTTGTTTAAAGAACTTAGGTACTGCTATTGAACTACAGGCTATACATGGAGAACCTGCAGAGATAAAAGGTAGTAATGGAAATATAATAAAAGCATTTTAAAACTAAACTAAAACTAAACAAAAAGAAAGGAAAAGATGAGTATAAAGAAAAGTAGATTATCGATAGACCTGCCAACAAAAATGCACAATAAATTAAATGAACTATTAGGGGGTTGGAGAATCAAACGAGCTTTATACGAAAAGATAACCTACGACTTAATAGTAGTATTAGAAAAGTTAGATGAGGAGCAAAGAAAGCATTTCATAGTTTCTATAGTATATAGTTATATAGAACCAAAAGAATATAGTCCCACTTTGAGGAAAATAATAAATGAAAGTGAAACTAAAGATGAAACTAAAAATAAAGATTAAGTTTAAGAAGGTAGAAAACAATGAAACTACAAAACTTGAAAAAATCAATAACGAAGATGACTTGGCAAGAGCAGCTTGATCTACACAAGAGGGTTAGATTATCCCGAAGAACTAGTAAAGTTCCAGTGAAAAAGGTAAGAGCTAAAAAAGCTAAGGTGGTTACAGCAGCACAAAGAGAAGTAAAGAAGGATGTTAATAAAATTAAAGAACTATTACGTTTACTAGGGGAGGATGTATAATGGAAAATAAAGTAGAACAAATAACAGTCTCATTAGACTTTAAACTATCTAAGAATTTTTAATAGTAAGGGAGGAGCGGTATCCTATACTACTAACATACAACCTCAAGAGGGAGTAAGAGAAGCCTACAATAGAGCTTATGATTTAGTAGATAGAAAATTAGCAGAACTCGAAGGTAAAGCTACAAGGGAGTTATTATAAAATGGAAAAAGGGAAGAAAAGGAAAAGACGAAAAGGTAGAAGAGGAAAGACAACTATCGGAACTACCTATAGAATTAGATGAAGTAAAACCAGCCCTAATAAACGAGGGTGCGAGAGTAAGGAAAGAATATGGTAACTTAGATGAATTAACCCTATCCCTAAAAGAGAAGGGGCAAATACAACCTATAGCTGTTATGAGATATGAAAATACCTACAAAGGTTTTGATTATTTCCTATTAGGTGGAGGTCGTAGGTTAATGGCAATTAAAGAATTAGGTTGGGAGAAAATACGCTGTTAGAATATATCCTCCAGGTTTAAGTGCCTATGAAATAAAACTAATAGAACTAGAGGAAAATATTCGTAGAAAGTCTATGACTGATGCGGAGTATTTAATATCAGTAAAAGATATACATGACCTCTGGGTACTACAATATGGGGCGAAAGGTAAAGACAGCTAAAACCTACAGGACATTCTAATGAGGGATACTGCAACGAGATTAGGTCTATCCATAGGTAGTGTTAGTAGTGCTATAGAAGCTGCCGATATGATTGAGAAGGTTCCTGCCCTTGCTAAACTAGAAAGCATCACAGAAATAAAACGAGCTATAAAGAATGCTAAGAAGAAAGTAGTAGTGGATAATTCCGTAGCTAGCCTATGAGGAAAAAGTTCGTAAGGGTACACAAAGTGAAATGGATAAACTACTAATAGATAACTACCGATTAGGTAATGTATTCAAAAAGATAAAAAATATAAAATCCGATACGGTTAATCTTGTAGATTTAGATATAGATTTTCCTATAGAAGTAGATGATAGTATACAACATGCTAAAGCTGCAGAGGAAAGAAAGAGTGGAATATATGGGGTAATATCTAAGGAAGAGTATCCAGAAAAAATGAAAGAAATCCTAAAAGAAAGTTATCGTATACTAAAAGATGATGGTTGGTGTATAGTTTGGTTTGGTAGGGAGTACTTTTAGGGAAATCCAAGAGTGGGCAGAAGAGGTAGGATTTAAAACTCACTGGAATACTGGTCGTTGGTGTCAAGGTGCAGGATATGCAAGTACTCAGGTTCCCTATTACCGACTAGGAAATACAATACAGGAATTTTTCTATTTCTCTAAAAAGAGTGCTCAGATAGTTGTACCTCATCCTGATGTATTTAACTTCGCACCTAACCCTGCAGAAGCTAGAACACACCCTTTTGAGAAACCTATAGAACTAATGACAGAAATAATAACTACATTCACTCAAGCAGGGGCTATGATAGTAGTTCCTTTTGCAGGTAGTGGGCATACCCTACTCGCAGCTCATAATCAAAATAGTACAGCTATAGGATGGGATATTAGTAGTGAGTTCAAACGTAGGTATATAGCTAAAGTAACTAACTTAGCAAGATAAAATAGATAAAAAGAGGGAGTAAATAAATGGAAATGACTATTGGGGCAGAGGGTAGCCTAGATGCAAAGATAGCCTTCGTAGGTGAGTCTCCTAGCTTTAGTCCCACACGAGATCATAAGGCATTTGGAGATGGTATAAATCAATATCTAATTCATGCAAGAATATTACGTAGGGATTGTTATTTAACTAATATATTCAAAGTTGCAGTCTCTAAAACAAAGACAGCTAAAGAAGGAACTAAGATCACCCGTAACGGAGAACTACTATTCGAGTCATCTAAAGGATTCACCTCCGCAGGTCAAATACATGTAGATATATTAGTAGCAGAACTAAAAAAGGGGGGATTTACTACTATTATAACTCTCGGAGATGCAGCTACGTCCGCCCTAGTTGGAACTCGTAGTGTTAGTAAATGGAGAGGTAGTAGGTTATGGTCAGAAAGTATAGAAAAGAAAGTAGTCCCTTGCCTACATCCGAGTAGTGCAGTACAAAAGTACACATTTAGAAACTTTATAACTCACGACCTAAAAGTAGGTATGGAGGAAGCTGAAACTAAAGAACTAGTACGTCCAGAATTTACCTACGACCTAAAGCCTAGTTTCGATCAAGCAATGAGTTTATTACAATCAGTCTACGATAAACAAGAACCTGTAGGCTTTGATGTAGAGGTTATTAATCAAGAACTATCCTGCTTCACATTCACCCCAAGTGAAACCTACGGTTTTGTAGTACCTCTCCGATATAAGGGAGGTCCTTATTTTATACTAGATCAAGAAGCAGAGATACTATTACTAACTGCTAAGATACTAGAACACCCAAAGATAAAAATAGTAGGTCAAAATCTAGCCTTCGACGTTTCGTTTATGTTTAATAAATACGGTATAGTTACAGATTCTACCTACCTAGACGATACTATGATAGCACATCGTATTATGTTTCCTGCCTATCCTGCAGGTTTAGATTTCATAACGAGTATGTATACTAAAGAACCCTACTATAAAGACGAAGGGAAGCAATATATGAAATGGGGAGGTAATGATGAAGACTTCCTATTATATAATGCAAAAGACGGTCTTGTTTGTCAAATAGCTATGCCTCAATTCAAGGTAGGTTTATCTCGACAAGGAAATCTAGATGCCTATGAAATGCAGACTAAGTTAATAGAACCTGTAACATATATGGGGCAAAAGGGGATTACGGGGTTCACGAGGAGGGTCTTGCTCTTGCTAAGAAAGATGCAGAAGCTAATATAGAAAAATATCAAGAGGAATTAAATAGTATAGTAGGTGCAGAACTAAATAGTAATAGTCCTAAACAAGTCGCTACGTATTTCTATATACAAAAGGGAATTCCTCCCTATAAGAACAAAGGTAGGATAACAACAGATGATGGAGCTTTATCAAGGATAGCGAGAGGGACTGCAGGACGTAGAGGNTATAAAGAAGCTAAACTAATTCTACAAATTCGACACGAGAAAAAGATGATAGGTAATTACCTAAATGTAAAACTGCGAGACGGTAGATTAGTTTGTTCCTATTCCCCTATAACGGGAATGTCTAGATTGAGTAGCAGTAAAGATATATTCGGGTATGGTACTAATATGCAAAACCAACCTAAAAGTATGAATAAATATTTCCTCGCCGATGAAGATTATTTAATATACAACGTAGACCTATCTCAAGCGGATGCTAGGTCGGTAGCCTATATAGCCCCTGAACCAAGAATGATAAAGGCATTTGAAGAGAAAGCAGATGTACATTCTCTAACAGCTCATCTACTATTCGGAATACCTATAGACGAGATAAAGGCTATGGATAAAGAGGGGGTGAAATGTGATATAGGCTATGGAGATCAAACACATAGGTATTGGGGGAAGAAAAGTAACCATTCTCTAAACTTCGGTATGGGATATAAAAAGTTTTCCTATGTATTAGAAATTCCAGAGGTTCAAGGGAAAAGAATATGGGAAGCCTACCATCGTGGATATCCAGGAGTTATACATCAATATCACGCTTGGGTTAAAGCTAATCTAGGTAGTAATAATAGAAGTCTAGTAAACGCATTTGGTAGGTCATATAAATTCTTAGATAGATGGGGAGAGCAACTATTTAATACAGCCTACGCCTATGTCCCTCAAAGTAACACAGCAGAAATTATAAATAGGTGGGGCTTGATTCCATTCTACTATGATGACACTACCTATAAAGAGGTAGAGCTATTACGTCAAGTACATGATAGTATTAATTTTCAAATACCTAAAAGTGTAGGTATAGATAGGCATATAGAAATATTAAACGCTATGAAAAAAGAACTCGAGCAAAAGATAGTATGGAAAACCTATGAGTACGTCATACCCTGCGATTTCTCAGTAGGGGTAAATTTACATGATCAAGATGATTTAAATTTTAATAACCTACAACAAACCTTAGGAGGATATTTTGAATAGCTTTAAAGATTATCAATTAGAAGTAGCTAGGAAAGGAGAAACACCTAGTTTCTTAGAAGCAGTATTAAACTTAGGTATAACTACAGGAAAGGTTCAAAAGGGTATTCAAAGTATTTACAGTACAAGAGAGTTTGAAACCCTATCTATACATGATATCTCTAGTAATACTCAAAGAGATTTAGAGATAGACTTAAGTGATATGTTAAAAAGTATAACTAATCTTTGTACTTCCCTAAACGTAGAACTAAAAANCTTAGCAGAGTTAAGCCTAAAGGAGGTAGATGAAATATGAAAAGGAATATGAGAGAGCTAAAAAGAAATAGACAGATAGTAATATAGAATTAAGAGGGGAAATTAATAGATTAATAAAAAAAGAAAAAGAACTATCCAAAGAACTTCTCCAACTACATCACGATATAGAATCTACAACCCATATAATTTGGCTAACTGTTAATAAACTAGGTGGAGAGTTTCAATATACTGAACTTGAATTAATGAAAGTTAAAAAAGATGGAGGGAAATTACAAGTAAAAAAACTCGACGATAAAGTAGGTATCATTCTAAAAGCTATAGAAGGAGAAAAAAATGACACTAAAAGAGAAAGTAAATAGGCAGTTAGAAATAGAAAAATTACAACAGTTAATCGAATCAGAGTCGCATGAATTAATAGGACTATCAAGAGGTTTAGCGTTAGGTATTGATACACTAATATCCTATAATTTAATGTTAAACTGTCAAAAAAGATTAAGTATAAATATTAATGAACTATATAACCTAAAGCATAGATAAATGGAACCTAAACGAGAACTCACTAACTGGATAGATTCTTGGAAAGAGTTCATGGGTAATAGCGAGGCTCCTCCTTTATACAACGAGTGGTGTGCCGTATCTATGCTAGCGTCTGCATTAGAGCGGAAGTGTTTCCTACAGTGGGATAAAAAGATATATCCTAACTTCTTTATCATCCTAGTAGGTGATGCAGGTTGTAGAAAAGGGACAGCTATGTCTCCTGCCCGAACTCTTTTAGAAACTATAAATATTAATATTGCAGCAGATACAACTACAAAGGAGAAATTAGTAAGTAGGTTAGAAGAAGCAGGATTAACAACCTCCTACGAAGATGCAGAGGGGAATATCAAACCCTATGCGGCTATGACAATCTTCTCAGAAGAGTTTACAGTTTTTCTTGGATATAACAATATGGACTTAATGCAGTGGCTTGCTGATTGGTACGACTGTAAAGATATATGGAAGTACGAAACCAAACATCAGAACTCAAATAGTATCGAGGGTCTGTGGGTGAATTTAATCGGAGCAACCACACCCGAATTATTGCAAGGAACACTCCCACGCGAGTCTTTTGGTGGCGGATTAAATTCACGCATTATTTATGTGTTTGCCGCCCCATCGGAGGTTAAATTGGTGGTGTTTCCACACCATCAAAAACAAAATCAAGAATTGAAATTAAAATTGGAAAGGGATTTAGAGGTTTTAAGGATGTACTCAGGTGAATTTATTCCCACTAAAAGTTATGAGGCGTGCTGGGCTGAATGGTATCCGCAGGCTAAGGATATAGCCCTATCCAATGATAGAAGAATGGCAGGTTATATGAACCGACGAGGGACACACCTACACAAACTAGCAATGATAATGAATGTCTCTCGACAAGGGGGACTACAATTAACAGATGTAGATTTTAATAACGCACTAGATCTATTAGAGCGAACGGAGAGGGTAATGCAAAAAACCTTCGATGGTATTGGAACCAGTAATATGGCGGCTATAATGTCTAATATTATAAATATGCTACGAGTAAAACAAGCACTAAAATATAGTGAACTATTAAGGCATTTTTATTTTGATGCTACTGATGCAGAGTTTGGAGCTGCAATAGCTACCCTAGATAGGGCGAAGTTAATAGAAATTCGTAGGTCGAGGGAAAGTGTAGAAGCAGCTAAAGACCCTATGATTGTCTATATCAAACAAAAAGTAGATACTAATCCAACTATAAATTTATAATAATAACCTATAATAAAAAAGAGCTAGGGAAATTAATCCTTAGCTCTATTTATATAAAGCAGGTTAAAAAAATAACCAACCAGCGTTCGTTCAAATTTTAAACATTCCCTGATTACTTTCCAATATCAGCTTTAGAAATAAAACACTTACCTCCATCATCATACTCAAACATATAACCTCCAGGAACTTTACGAACTACATAGGGTTCATCTATCTTCTTCAACTTCTCATTCCCATTTCTTAGCTGTTTTTACTTCCACAGTCTGAGCACGTACAGGAACCCCAAATTTTAAATCCCTAAAGAATCCCATAGTGTTAGCGTCTTTCTACTTGCATCCTATCCTCCTTTTATTATTCTTCAATTCTATCTAAAGCAAAGTGATCAAAAGCTTTCTAACTTATCAAATATCCTAGCCTTCATTGTTTCCCTTTTGTTGAGGTGTCATTTCTTTATAGACAATAGCTTTAGGTATTTGTGCAGGATCTATTTTATATAGGTAAGCGTCAGCCCATAAATCCTTAGAAATCTCCTGCCCGTTTATAAGAGCCTTAGTAACTTTATTATACCATTTAGTTCTATTCTCTCTTTGTATTTTAGTATCCTTAATCCATATACCTTTTAAAACTTGATACTGAGATTTAGATACGGGAGCTACACCTAAAGCTAATAGTGCTCTATCTTGCAAGCCACCTACTTTCCAAGCTTTATTCCCTTGACTATCTCTAACCCAGATATTAGGCTTTTGTAGTCTAGTCAATAGATCAACTTCTTCCCCGTTATCTCCAAAGTCTTGATGTATAACAGAATTATATAAATCCCTATAATAGGTAGATAAGGGAGATAAGCCAGTAACCCAATCTATTCCCTCATCTGATATATAAGCCTTAGTCTCTTTCCCTGATACAGCCCTCTCAGCATTTTGAATAGCTGGAATAGCAACTTTAGTTGTAAAATCTACAGCCTCACTAAGAGTCGGTCCGAGCCAATCTTTCTCCTCGTTAGGTACTTGGAAGGTAGCAGCTGCCGATACATCCCCACCAACTAAACCACCGATACCACGAGATAGTGCATTTGCAATAAGACTAGTATCTTTAACTAACCACTCTTCCCAATTATCTAAAAATCCCATAGCACCTAATATATATATACTACGGAGTAGATATACAAACCCTCTCGGACCTGCAAGAGCTAATTGTACAGCTATCATTCTTGGTATTTGAGCTCCCCGAAGGGTAGACATGAATTGGGTTTGAAAGATCATGTAGGATTTAAACTGTCCAAATAGTTTCCCTCCAGGACTACGAAGTATGTGAGGTAGGGAGGTAAGATTATAGGTAAAGTTTTGAAACCAGAGATTATGTAAAGCAGCTTCCTTAGCTTCCTCATGATCTAATCCAAACGCCTCCCTTTGCATAACATAGTTAGAGACAAATCCATGAGGTCTTATCTTAGTTTCAGGAAATTGAAATAAGCCAAGAGGGTGCCAAAAGAGATACACGAGGTTTAACTACACCTGATTCACTAATAGCAAAGTCAATACCTAAGAGTTCATTAACCTCCTTCAAAGTAGCTTCCATATCTATCTCCACCCCGTCAGGGTCTACATACTTCCCAGACCTCCAAGCCTTAGAACCAGCTTTAAAATATTCAGTTCCTACACCAACCCAAGTATTACCAAACCCCCTCCTGCATTGATAACAGCAGCGGTAGGTCTATAACCTAATTTTACAATGGCAGTAATTTTTCTTGCCCTACCTATAGTTCTACTATATTTTCCTGTCTTCCAACCAAAACCTACAGATATCTTATCTACAAACTCATCCCCTAAACTATAGACACTTCCTTTAATAGCCTCTATTTGTTTTTGAATTACAAATTTCACATCATCAGTATACTCCTCTGGAAAAGTTTTAACGCTCTCTTGATACTTTTTTATAATGGGATCAAAGATCATTCTCTTTTCCATAGCATGAACAAAGATAGGAAAGGCTTCAAAGAAATTAGTTTCCTTCAGTACGTTCGTAGTAGGGTTAATAGGATTATAGGTTCTCTTAACCCTCTTCCCGTTTTTATCAAATAAGGTAGTAAAGTTAGATACAACCTCTAAATGTTTAGAACTAGTTCTATCACCATCAGCCCCTAACTCCTTTCTAATCCTAAAAGCTTTCTTCCTAGCCTCCTTCTTAGTAGCAGCCGAACCAAGTATAACTCCAGGATTATCAGGATCCACTATATTATAACTACCAGATTCAATACCAAATAAATAGTCCTCAACAGTCCAAGTATCTATATCTATAATTTCTAAACCTTGATTAATTAACTTTTTAGCTCTCCTTCTTATATAAGATTCCCTTGCTCTTTTCTGTTTACTATCAGATAGTTTACTATAGTCTTTTTTAGTATTAGATAAAATACCATCTACGTCTACATTATTTCTAACTAAATCCTTAACTATCTTAAAAGTTTCTTTCTTTGTTTTCTTATCTGAAAAAGTGTCTGCTCCTTTCTCCTTAGATATATTTATAATAGCATCTAAGATACCATTCTCCTCTGCGGAATATCCAGGTCTAATCCCTTCCCGTATATAGGTTTGATATCTTTTAAGTACCTTCCTAAACATATCATAGGCTCCACCTTCCCCCTTATAGCCATCTAATACAGAACTAAGTTCTGGATACTTAACTAATAGGTTATCTATTTTTTGTTGTGTTTCTATACTATCAGGATTCTTCCTAAGTTCCTGAGCAAGGGCTATGAGATTATTAACCTGCTCCATAGCTTTCTTATTTTTCCTAACAGCTTTAAAATTACTTTTAAGTTGAAGTTCATGTTCTTTATTAGCATGGTTTAATTTCATCTCACCTACTATAAGGGCGTAAGCATCTTCTTGAGCTATACTATGATTCCTAAGTCCAAAGACCGTACCGAATAAATGTTTAGACCACATACCTAATGTTCTAGGTTTAATATAAGTTGCAGCATATTCCTCTTCTGTAGTCTCAGGAGGTAATTCCTCCCCTCCAAATATCTTATCATATAGTTTTGCTCCATACTTATGCTGTCTTTGATCGTCAATAGTTGGAGGTCCTTCACCCTTAATAGAGTTCAACGTAGGAGACTGTTGAGTNNTTTTATTTACCCAAGTTCTAATTTCACTCTTACTCTATTTTCTTTATTATCTTTATATCCCTTTCCAAAGATACGGAGGAATAAGGAGTTTCTATTATCTTATCAGTTTCAAAATCATATTTAATGGATTTTTGTTTCTTAGCTTCTAAAGCCTCCCTTAAAATCTGTATCTTAGAACCCCACTTATTATTCCATTCATTTATAGCTTTTGCTTTCTCCGAATCAGATAAATCAGAAGCTAGAATCTCTTTAGTTTCTAAGCGAGATTGTTTAGATAGTCTAGCAAAGATAGCTTCAAATCTATGTACATCCTTAGAGTCCATACCAAGATACCCAAATTTAATTCCATCTTCAGTACTCTCTAATTTCCCTATCGTCTTCTTTCCTTTAATTTCTATTTTATCTAAAGGAACAGTACTAAATTTCAAGCCTCCTTCTGGAGTTCTTGTAGGTTTTACATTACCATGAGCCTCTCTAACAGATGCCCCCCTAACCGTAGCCATAAAAGCTACAGCATCTTCAAGAGTTTCAAAACCTTGATCTCCTTTAGGGGTATCAGATTCAAAAACAGAAACTTGATAATTTTCTCCCTTTTTAGTAGACTTAGTTAATACAAAAGAAGCATCAGTACCAAAAGTAGTTTTAACTATATTAGACCTTTTAAACTCTTGGATTATATTTTGTTCTGTAGGTTCATTACTAGGTATATCAGATAACTCAGAATAAATATCCTCAACTCTCTTATCTTGTTTAGCTTCTGACCTATCCACTAAAGCCTTAGTTCCAGATGTTACACCTCCCCCTACAACACCTAGTACTAAACCAGAATATAGTGCTTTTACAAAACGATCTCCTATATTCTTATCCAACTCTCCTGTAGCTATATACTTTCCTAGTATTTGATTAATTTCCTGCGCACCTTCAGTACCACCCTCAACGATAGTACTAAGACCTAAGTTAAATAACTTACCTTTAATCTTACTACTAAGTCCCTTACCAAGTATAGTATTTATACCTAATTTTTCCAGTGCAGCATTTGCAGCCCCTACCGATATAGAAGCAAAGTTTTTCAAAAAAGGATCTACCTTCTTTCCCGTTCTTTGCTCATATTCATCTATAGATTTACGAGTACTCCCACCCTCTATACCGAATAAAATAGCTCCTCCTACCGTAGGGTTAGCATAGGTAGTAGCTATAAGAGAACCCATAAGAGGAAGTCCCTCAGCCACTACTTGATAGACCCTCTCAGGATCAAGATAGTCAAGGAAATTCTCTGCAGGTTTTAAGGTAGAAGGTTCAGCTGAATTAAATAAATCCTCCCCTTTTGCATATAACCAATCCTTAATATCTCTAATAATAGTGCCAGGAGGTAATCCAGTTGCCTCTGCAATATCCTTCCCCATACCATGAAATAGGTTCAAGGCATCCCCACTTGCATTTATAGCAGTTGCAAAACCTCGTTGCCAAGCATCTCCAACCCCCTCCTCAGATACAGGAATAGGAGTAGGAGTATCCGTAGATACTTCCTTACCTGTATCAGGAGGGTTGGAGTTATTATTAATAGGCGTAGACCCAGTAGAAGGGGGGAGAGCGGTAGCAGCTTTTTGTCCTCCTACCGATTCTGGTCTACTAAAATTCTCCCTAAAAGTATCGAGTGTGATAATAGAATCAGACCCTTGAGCATCTACAGCCTGTACCTCTTTAGTAGGTCTATTGAATTTCTTTTTAAATTGATCTAAAGTAACATCAGGCATTATTTTATCTCCTTCAAATTACCATTAGGGAGAATAGAAAATTTAGAGGTAACCCCATCTTTAACTACTGTATAAATACCAGAACCATCATCTGGACTTCCAGCAGCTAATAAGGCTTGTCTAGTAGCTTCCATTACAGGAGTTAAACCTCCTTGCCCAGCCTCTACTTGCTGTTGGAAAGTTTGACTTCTATCTATACCTATACCTCTATTTTTAACATACTGAACATAATCACTAGCAAAGTTTGCTTTCTCTTTTTCATCTAAGTTAGCTATTATATTAGAAATATTCATAACCCCTGTTTGAGGGTTAGTAAAATAGTCAGCCATTTCTTGAACATTAGCTGCAGCTTCTGAATTTCCTGCATCTAAAAAAGCCTGCCTTCTAAATGCTTTAGCCTTTTCTAAATACAAAGCAGCTGTAGTAGTTCTAAAGTCTTTAAAGTCTGCAGTATTTATTTGATTAACTCCCCCTGACCCCCCTGCTGAAAATCCAGGTGCCCTTTTAAAAGCATCAGCTTTAATATCATAGATAAAACCCTGACCTATGTTAAGGAAATCTGCTTCTCCTATCTTAGCTATCTGAACTCTAATCCTATTATTCTCTTTTATTTGCGCTTGTTGTTGAGCTACTGATAAGGTTCCTGCAGCTTGTTTATTTTTTAATTCAGTTGAAGCTTGAGTCTCCCCTATCTTAGCCTCCCCTACTCTCTGTTCTAATGTAGCTTGTCTCTCTTGTATAACACTATTAACAACTTTAGTTTTTTCATCCTGAGATAGGACATTGAACTCACTACTATCTAATCCCTCCCCAGTTTTAATAGCTTGATTATAGCGTTCTAAGATAGGAGCTTTATTTAAGTCTATTCCTAACTGCCCTGCCATTTGAGCTCCTGGACTATTAGGTGATATAGCTTGAGCCAACCTACCTGCAATTACTCCAAATTGATTACTACCTAAGAAGTCTCCAGCTTTACCTGCATTTACACTAGCTTGTGTTTCTAAAGGACCTTGATCTAATATATTCCCTACTTCCTGCCTCAAGGTAGCAGGGTTAGCCCCTATAGATTTATTAACGGTATCTAATTGAGATTGTAGATCAGCAAGAGTATTACCCTCAACACTTGTACCATCAGGTAGAGTTACTTTACCTACACCGCTCTTAGGATCTGCAACTTGATTTAATAGTTGATTAGTCTTATCCTTACCTATACCTTTCCCTTCAGGGGTAATTATTTTTTGACCTCCTGGAGCTGTAATTCCAGGTGCTATCTCTAAAGGAGCTGGAGGTCCTTCTACATTTGAGGGTAGGGGATGGTTAAAGCCCCCACCTTTTCCTGCAGAAATGAAATCAAAACCCCTTGTATTGAACGGTAGTCCACGAGGTCCAAATTTTTCTTTAGCTCTTACATCAAAAGACTTAAGAGCCTTAGCCCCAAATTTAAAATTAGGTACTTGACTAGTATCTAGAGGAATAAATCCTCCATTTTTTCTTTTTGCCATTTCATATTCTCCTATAGTTTAATTATCAACCGCCTGTAGCCCAACCTAAGATAGCTCCAGCTCCAGCTCCAATAGCTACACCTGTTAAACTTCCTACAGGTCCTGCATAAGCCCCTATAGCAGCTCCAGCTAATGCACCTGACATAGCACTTTGTCCCCTACTTGTTTTATTCCCCTTTTGTATAACACCTCCAGCAGCAGAGGCTAAAAGGTTAGCTCCATATTGATATACCTCAAAGTCCCAAGTAGCAGCATCTACATCTATTGCAAGGTTGGCTTCTGATTGCTCCTTCAAAGCTATAATATTTAATTTTTCTAAATCTGCTTTTAGTGTAACTAACCTACTACTAAGTTCAGCTTTTAAGTTATTCAACTGTCCCATAACTTGAGGGGCGCTAAGAAGCATTTGATCTTTATTTCCTATACGAAGTATATTAGCTTTCATATGAGAGTCTATACCTGCTTGTATTATTTGAGTATAAATACTACCCTTCAAATCTGCTTCATACTTATCAACACTATTAGCAAACTCTGATTGTTGTAGTGCAAGACCTATGATAAAGGAAGAAGTATGTACAGCATTTATATCTGCCATACCTGCAGACCATAAACCTTGATCTCTTTGGAATCTAGTTCTCTTTTCATTCTCATAAGCATTCACCATATTAGTAATAGATGTAGAAGATAAAGCATCCTCAACGGAGGATAATAAACCTTCTATTGCAGTAGATAGATTAGATATAAAATCTATATCTGAGAAATGGGTAAAACTACTTGCCGCTTGAGCTACATAGGAAGTCCAATCAGAACTCGCATCCAAAGCATCTATAAGAGTTTGTGTAGTAGTAAACCTCGCATCCATATTACTTAAAGGACTAGTTGAAACAAGAGTAAGAGCTGCATTAGGATCAAATGCTGTTTCATTATCATAGGGTGAAGTAACATGAGCAGCATTCATAAGATCAACCATAGATACTACCATACTATCATCTGTTTGATCTCCTAATGCATTTCCCTTTAACCAGTTATCTTGAGTATCCCTAATATAGTCGGGATAGTTAGAAGCACCTGTAGCACTCCCACCTCCAAAAGCTATCATAGAGAGAGGTAGTGCTGGGTCTCTCAATGCTTTAATCATAATATTAAACCTCCAATTCTATTAATTTAAAATCTATTTTACCACCTATAGTTTTAACTAATTGTTCTATTCGTTCTACATTAGTATATCCTGTTATTTTATAGTACCCTTTAGCCTTAGCATACTTTCTCATTTTCTTTAAAAGTAAAAACCACTTATCCATAGATAGGGGAGTAAAGGACAGTTAAAGAATATATCATATAGTTCTTAGTGCCTGTAGGTACATCATATTCAGTTGTCATAGTTGCAATTAATAGAATCTCATCATCCTTTTGCAACTCCCAAACATCCATATCACCTAATAAACACATCTTTTTTATAGCTATTATTCTATCTGATAGTAAATTCGGATCAGCTAAGGGAGGTAAAGCTTGTTCAAGAGCTCCTTCTATTAAGTCCCAATGTAATTCTATTTCATCGAGTTTTAACTTGATCAAAGGAAATTGATCTTTTGAATCGCCTATCTCCTTGTTTGAATCCTGTTTTGAAACTGTCAATGTCTGCGAGTTCATAATCTCCTACCTTTATGTTAATCCTATGATCAAGAGCTGTTACAGGAAATTCTACCCAACCCTCATTATTTACATTTTTATAGGGGGTACTTGACCACGTATCATTTTCTTTTACAGTATACCTATAATCTATAGAAACCTGAATAGAAGTAAGATCGGAAGGGTTATATAATCGCTCGTTAGCTATAACCCTAACCCACTCTAATGTCTTCAAGCCAGATACAAGTCCCATATCTGTAGCCTCTATTCCTACCCTACCTACACCTTCTGCACTACTAGGTTCTAATGACCCTAGTCCAATAGAAGCCCCCTGAAAGAAAGCAGCACTAGTAACAATCTGCCAAGTTTCACAAAGTCCACTAGCTGTTAGGTGGTAATTTTTAGTTCCATTACTAATAAAATACTCCCCTCCTATAAAATTATCTTGAGTATTCTTACTATAGGAAACTGCTATATCCGTTCCTATGAGGGGGAATATATATTCTTTATAACCTAACACCTCAACAGAAAGATCAGCTCGTATCATTACTAATGAACCTGAAGCATCTACATAAACTAACTCTTTATCATTCCCCCCTACTGCACCCTTAACGAGTAAACCTCCAAGTTCTAAATCTACTATACTATACGTAGGGGCTGGAGAGGAGACAGGTTTCATTGCAGTAACCCCCTCTTCGGAGAATACAATAACACTATCTTTAAAGTTATGCATAGCTATTACAGGACCTTGTACAGGCATAGGAGCAAAACCTTGCTCATTTCTTTTTCATTAGTTCTAATATCATTGGCTTCTCCTCTCCGAGAGTAGAGGTTAGGAAACCAGACTTCATAAGTTCTGGAAAGAATAACATCATAGCATCCCCTCCGCCTATACTACTCCACCATACCCAATTTTCCTCCATAGGCATTAATACATCATTACCCGATATAGACCTATAGGGATTGATATTAGTATCTTGTTCTTTCTTATACCAATCTAACCAAAAGGATTCCCATGTACTATCCCAAAAAGCTGTAGGACTAAAACCCCCAAATAGTACCCTACCTTTATGGTCAGTTCCACAATTAATAACTACCCCATCGTGAACATATAATTTAAAAGTCCCATTAGCTATCATAGTATCCTGTCCACTACCTATAAGAGTACAAACTCCATTAGTGAAAAAGTAAGTATCCCAAAAATCTATAAACTCCCATCTACTACCTGCAGTAATAGATTTAGTATTAGCAGGAGCCTGAGCATCATAGGTTGTAAGGGTAATAGGTGTTGACCAATCACTATAGTGAAAATAGATAATCCTAGTAGCACCCATAACAAAGATATTCTTCTTCCCTACGAATAGTTGAGGAAATGGAAAACTCTCATCCTCTAAACCTAACCCATAGTATACATTCTCAGGTATAGGAATCACTAAGGGGTCATAGGGAACTAAACCCTGTTGTGTAGGTTTGAAGTTGTATAGATCGTAAAACTGAATCTTCCCTCTACGGGCTTTCGGGTAAGGTCTAAGTCCTGTGGAAAATACTGCAGTTTCTTCTAAGTGAAATTCTCTCATTAGTCTAACCTCGTATCATCATTACCAACTTCCACAAAAGTAGTTCCTGGTCTTTTTAAATTAGCTACTTCCCTCTTTATTTCTAAAAGTTCCTGCTCTAAGTTTCTCTGAGCCTTCTCTAATTTTTTTATTTTAGTTTTATATAATACTTCAGCTGTTTTTTGAAGTTCACTAGTTTTAACTACTTTCATATCTTATCCTTTTAGTTGGTTTCCAGCATTCCGCATTTCACTAAATACTGCATCTTTATCTATGCCATCTAATATAACTTGCATAGAGTTTCTCCAATCTTGTACCCCACTAGTATTTCTATAAAACATTTCTATGGATAGATTAGCTGCCATTATTAATAAATCAGGATACATTTCACTATGGTAACTTACATCTAAATCATCAGTTAAAACAGAGAAAAAATTAGCAAATATAGTAAGTGTATAGGTATCATCCGAAGGAGGCATTATCTTAATTCCATCCTTAGCAAACCTATCAACACCTAGTAAAATATCCATAGTATCTACACTACCCAAATTGGCGAGGGTTACATCTGGATGTTTAGCTGTAGAAATAGGAGCATAGTATAATGGAGGACCAACCGCTATTGCAGAAGCTCTACCAGCTATATCTGCACCAAGTAAACCACTTCCATTTACAGATCCAGTATCAAAAGTAGTAACGAAACTAACAGTATCAGTACCTACTGCCTTAGCAGTTATTAATACTTCCGTAGCACTATACTGTTCAGCTGTAGCTAAACTAGAGTTAATATTAATATCCAATACAAGGGATGATATAGTTTGAGCACTATAAGACTCTGCCCCTATTTGTAAAACACCTGTAGTAGGGGTAGCTGTTAAGGTAAGAGTACCTACTGCCTGTTGTCCTTCATCATCTCCATATTGATCTCTAAGCCAAGAATAGGATTTTCTATCTAATATAGTTCTTACACTTCCTGACTTCTTCATTTCTACTCTATCTATAAAACGAGTATTTTTTATTATTACTGAAGATTGTCCAGAAGCTAAATCTGTTGTATATCTACCTATACTCTTTCTATTAGGTAATATACTATCTAATATCCTTTGCCCTGCTTGTATATAGAAATTAGCTCCATTATCTGCATAATTTGTAGTATCTACAACAAGATCATACCTACCATTTTTCTTTACAAAGTCTGTTCTTATTTGAAGTAAATTCATTTCAATATCCAGTGAATGTTCAATTTTTGAACAAATACTGGGAGCCTAAACCCCCAGCATTTATTAGTTAATTACGCTGCGTTATCTAAACCAAGATTCCGCATAATCATAAACTGGTTAGGATGATAAAACTTCCACATACCAGCAGTATAGTAACCATCAACCTTAGAGTGTTGTCCAGGTATTTGCATATCTTCCTCAAACTTAGTTCTGAAAGATAAACCACCACCCACTAAAGGTGCGAACCTAACATTCTTAGGATGTAATAAAACCATCAACCTTCTATTTGTAGTCTCATGACTAAATAAAGGATGAGTTTTCATATGAACTTCACCAAACGGTGTAATCCAAGTAGTTACTTTAATACCAAAATCTTCTTGTCTTGTAGAGATCTGAATATTACCGTATAGTTCCGCTAATTCATTCAATGCTAATAAAGCATCAGAACCTACAAAAGCCATAACTTCACCTGGAGCATAAGCAAACAGATCAGCTAAATATTTATCCATAAACTTCTTACCAGCTGCAGCCCAAGAAAGACCTGCAAAAGCAGAATCAGTATCAGTTAAGAAGTCAACAATATTAGTAGGATTGTTAGCTTTTAGAAACTCAAACAAACCCTGTGTTGTACGTAACTTCTTACCATTCTCACCAGTTCCGTCAAAATAACGACCTTGAAAGAAAGTCTTTTCAATAGCTATTGAGTGTAACTCACTAGTATCTCTTTTCAATTCTTTATAGGCACTTCCAGTACGTAACATAGTAGCCCGCATTATATCAGAAATATCTAGAGTGTCTCTAAATTCCTGAACCAAGTTGGTATATTCCACTGGAGAGTAACCGATCGCATCTGGTGCAACAGAACCTTCAGGCACTGCATTACCATATAGCAACAATCTATCTACAGTCGCTAAATTATAAGTAGCTCCAGATCCAACATTATCATCATCTTCTAATAAAGAAACAGTTAAATAACTATTCGCTCCATCGTATTGAACTCCAGTAATACGACCTGCAACATCTACACCTAATTGATCACTATCTCTTAGGATAATAGTTCCAGATATTTTACATTCCTGTGCAAAGGCTAAAGGAACCTTAACGTAGACAGACTTACCTGCAACACCATGTAAAGCATTATGTGTCGCATGATCATAAGCAGTTGCTAAACCTGCATCTATATATATAGTAGCTCCTGCAGTAGTACTAATAGCCTGTGTAGGCACTGTTTTAGTCCACCATGTACTCTTGTAAGAATCTACAGTTTCTTCGGGAAACATCCCTTGCATAGCAAACATCTGTGCCATACCGTTAGGTGCTTCTCTCATTATGAACTGAGCAAAGTTAGTTGGTAGTTGATTACTACTAAATTCACCAGTTCCGTGCATTCCCATAAAAGGCATAATATACTCCTTGTTTTAAATTTTAATTATTAAACGTCTTGTACAACCCCATAGAATCCTTGTCTGAAGATAACATTAGAAATATAAACTTCAGATATTGCCATAGCAGCACCTGCAACAAATACTCCATTCTTCAATTGAGAAATTCTAAGGTCATGAAAAAATCCTGTAGTATCAGATTTAACACTAATACTAAGTCCTGCAGTTGTATCCACTTGATGTAATACTCCATTACCGNAAGTCATAAATAGACTTTGCAGCTGTAAGAGCGTCAATAACAGCTCCAGAAGCATCAGCATATATTAAAAAGTTCCTCACAATACTATAATTACTAGCACCTAAGAACTTAATAACTTGTGTAGTACTTCCACCTGCAATACCAAAATACTTAAATCCATCTATAAGTACTTGATGACAAGCTGCTGCAATACTAATACCAATAAGCCACTCTTTAGCATTAGTAGTTTCTTGCATTTCAATATCTAATAGTTGTAAACCATCAGCTGCAGCACCCACAGTAATACCTACTGCTACTCCACCAGTGAAGGAAGAGATTAATAGGATATTTTTAAAGACTACATCCAATGCAGTAATAGATACTGTAGAGGCACTAGCACTCAGGGTAAGAGTAGGTCTTTGAGCTCCTACACCTAAACCAACAATAGAAATACCTGCTACATCAATAACTAAACCTGTAGCTGTAGATATAGTTTCAGCATGTTTAGGAAGTACATATATTACATCTCCCCTATCTGCTGTACACTTACCTACTGCTGCATCAATAGTTGTCAAAGCTTTAGAAGGTTGTTTGCCACTATTGTTAGCTGAACCGTTCACACTATCAACGTACCAAACTTTACCTCTACCAACTTTGGTAGCTTGCCCTGCGTCAAAAGAGACGGGATTTGAAAAACTAATCAAACCCTCAGGACCTGCAATATTAATGCCAGATCTCTGTAAAGTTCCAAATACACTCATTTTTTATTCTCCTATTTTACATTGAAGTAACTAGTGTAACCCAACCCACACCAGTAGACATGACAACAGCATACTCACCGTCAGCGTTATTAGTTAAATCAGCCCAAGTGGATAAACTATCATCTTGGTCAGCAATAGCACCACCACCACCAAAATCTGGAATTATAATAGTTATAATTTTACCTAAACAACTACCAGCTTTAGGAAGAAATATATTTTGAGTAAAAGAACCAGTATTGTATACAACAATAACAGACTCTTCTAATCCGATATACTTATCAGCACCATTAGCAGCTGTATTTCGAATGTAAGTGACTGCCTCTCCATTTGCAGCGGCAGTCTCAATCATTTGTCTTAATTGTTTTGAAAGCATTATGCTTCTCCTTTAGTTTAAATTATTATTACAGTAAATCTAAAAATGCAGCTTCTTCTTGAGTAAGTTTTTTCTTACCTTTGGTAGTAAACTGGTTTGCGAGCATGACTAGGTTTCTTAGGGAGTGCAGGCTTCTTTCCCCTACGCACCTTAGAATCTGCCCCAGCATCCTTATACTTATCAATTCTATTTCCAAATAACCCTCGCACCTCCTTATTAGTTTTTTCATAAACCTGAGCTAAATTAAACTCAGGATTAGCTCGTTGTATTTCTGTAGCTTTTTTCATTACAAATTTCTTAGCATTGTATTTCTCATTATCCTGCACGAAAGCTTCAAGGTCAGGATTATTAGCCCAAAACTCATTAGCGGCTATATATCCTTGAAGTCTAAAATTAATCATATTAGGGAATATATCCCAGCCCCATCCTTCATAGTAGCTTCCCTAGCATCCTTTATTAACTCATTACGCATTTTGAGTTAGTATTTGATTAAAGGTAGTTCTTTCTTCATCATCTAGTGTATCCTTAAACATATCTTTAGTAACATATTCTTTAATACCTTTAACCTCAGGTGTAGGTTTCTTTTTCTCTTCAACCTCAACCTCTTCTTCCGTAGCTTCTTCTTGAGTTATTAGTTTGCTCTTTAATATCATCATAGTCTGCAAGTTGTTTAGTTAGTTTACCTAACTCAGCCATTAGGGGATCTTCATCCTCTTCTTCCTCTTCTTCCTCACTTTCTTCTTCTTCGGTAGTTTCCTCTTCCTCTTCCTCCCCTTCTGCTACTTCTTCCTCAGTCTCCTCTTCTTCATCTACTACCTCTTCCTCTACCGCTTCCTCTTCTTCCTTTTTAGGTTCATCTTCAAGAGATCTAGTAACAGGAAATTCTGAAATACCTTCCATATGATCTATAAGGTTATCTTGAGCTTCCTTATCAACCTTTTTAGTTTCTCTTTGCATTTGCTCAAACCTTGTTTCTTTGACTTCAGGGCTACCACCCTTGTCTATATCTGCATCATAAAAGATGCTTGAAAACGTAAACTTCATTATTGCTCTCCCTTTAGTTTTTCTTTATTAATATCTATTAATATAACAGGCATATTTAAAATCCACCTTAATGATCTACACTCACCCTGTCGAAGGGATAACCCTGCATAGTCTAATACTACAGGATTCCCTTCAACTAAAGCAATTCCAGTCTCTAACTCCTTGAGTATAGAGTCCAATCTATTCTTTGTCTCCCCAGCAAAGAACTTCCACTCATCTGTATTTAGAAAGGTAGTAATACCTCCCTCTGTTAATTCACTCACCTTAAATCACCCCCTTGTACTTCATTAGCAGGAGCAAAGTTTCCACTTTGAACTCCCTTTTCTATCTCCGCTTGATCTGCTACCTTTGAGGTGATAGGAGTCTTCATAAAGTCGTTAATGTTTTTAGCTCCTAATAAACGAGCTACGTGTTTAAATACCCTCGTAAAATCTAACTGATCAAATGTCTCAGGATGTCCCGCTGCAGTGTTTATCAGTTGCACCCAAGTATCTGCAAACTCACCACCTTGTATTGATCCACTAGCGGGGACTACATCATACCTAACATCTAATGCTTGAGGTTTGACTTTAAGGAAATCAGTTTTAATTCCAAATTCCTCAGTTAAGACATTTTCATAATCTCCTGTTATCTTAACATACTCATCATTCTCAAGTAGTTGAATAGTATTAGCAGCAAGTTGATATCCAATATCCTGATGAGCTTGAAGGGCAGCTAGTTTCGCACTCTTCTCCATCTTAGATAAGAAAGACATTCTAGTATCTCTTGCCTCCTGCGCACTAACTCTTTCACCTCCCCTCTCTTGGAATCCTTTAGCCTGATCACTTGTAAATACCTTACTATCTAATCCCATTAGGAATCCGATATCTGAAATATGACCTTTAGTTACATCCTGTACAGGTAATTGTTCAATAGCATCCCTCACCCCTCTACCCCAAGCACTTGGTCTAATGCGAGCTAACATACCAAACTTAGTATCTGCCACATCTTCAGTATCAATAAGGGAAGGATCTACAACAAACATATTATTTACTGCTTTTCTAACGTTAGCCACATGAGATTTCCATAGCCAATCTATAGCATGTTGTAGTGGATATTCTCTCTCTAGTATAGAAACAGGGAGGGAAGTATGTCCATCACTATCAGGAGACATTAAGCCTACAGGAATTTGATTGTGGTCTAATCCTAAAGGTCTTGCCTCGATAATAACCCTATCAGATGCAACCCTAAACATCCAGAGTTCTGGATTACTTCCACTCCCTATTTTAAATTCTTCAGGTATAATCCATTTATACATATAGATACTATGTGCAGGGTCTCCAGTTCTTTTCTCATCCCCAATACTACCACCCTGCTTATCATACCTACCACTATCTGTAGTAGCTTTATAGAAATAAGAACTAGTTTTATCCTGCATTTTAGCTAGAAACTTAACATTAAAAACGTCCCCTTCTCCAGCCTGCTCTTCTCTAAGTAGGGATATATAATTACTAGCATCTACCCAACCAAAATATTCCCCTTCTTGTATATTAGTGATAGCTACATTAGGATCGGGTAGCATATTATAAGGGTCTATATTAGATAAATCATTACCCTCATAGTGTATAACTTGTTCTTGTATAGATTCTATTGTAGGCTCTCCTGTAGGTATACCTAAGATAGTATTTTGTATAGACTTCTTTCTAGTTCTAAAGCCAAAACTCTTTTTCCATCCTGTAGCTATACCACCTACACCATAGGTAAAAGCATCACTCCACATAGTGTGGTAATTCAAAGCTCCCTTAGTCTTTATCATATTTTGCTGTACTATATTTTCTAATAGTAATACTCCTATAGTATCCTTAGGGTCAGCACTAGGTTCGTATTTATGTAACGGAGGTTGATTTAGAAATGCTGCTGTGTAGTAAGTTAGTAGTGTCTCTCGTGTAGCGTAGGAGAGGGGAACTACTATAGATACAGGTTTACTATCATCACTCTGCTGTGTTTTCCTATCCTCATTTGATAGGTCAATATATACAGATAGTTTCCTATCTAATTCCTTCCAGACAGGGAACCTTTCCTTAACCACATCAGATGCAGCAGTAGCATCAGTCAATAAGGCTTCTAATAATTTCCTATGAACTTCACCTGTAGGATTTAAATCTATACCGTTAGGGTAGTCATAGTTAGCCCTGATACTCTTAGCCTCACCCTCATGAAATATAAACTTACTATTTTTTGGAAATTCTCTAGCCATTAGTTTTAATCCTCAATTAGAATATACTCTACAGCACAAGCAGCAGTATTAGCTTTAGCATAAATAGTAGCACTATTATGTCTATAGAGACAAAACTCACCTGCTTTTAATTTAATATCGTAAACTCCTGAAGTAGAACCTACCTCTACGTAATTTGTAGAATCTAAATTCTTTATAAGTAGGTATCCTGGAGTTCCTAAATCTGCAGACTGCCCTATAGTTTCTTGAGTAGTTCCTATAGATTGTTGAGTATGCTGTGAAAAATCACCTATAGGAGATACCTGAAAAGTCTCACTCTTCTGAACCCTTACCCCATTCTTCAAGTAATCTAAATTAATAGTCATCTTTAATTCATTAGCCATTGTTATTTCTCCCTAATATTATCTGGTGCTTGTTTGGCTGTCTTTCCTCTACATGAAGTATCACACTTAGGTCCGACAACATAGCTTTTTTTATCTATTGTATCTGAGGTTCCTACGGTTCTTTTACTTGTTATTTTATTACAATTAGGACACACCCCATAGGTAATTGTACTCATAATTCCTCCTACCTTTTAGCTTGTATTGTTAAGTCTACAGTTCCAGCTCCCCCTTCTAGGGTAGAACAATAAACCCTAAAATATTTTGATCCTATAGGTATCTCACCTACTATACCTACTGCACTTAAAACCTTTCCTGAAATGTCAAAATAATTAACTCCATCTAAGGAATATTGAGCTTGTATAACAGCAGTTGCAAATGTACCACTCGCTAGGGAAGCTTGAAAGGACACACTATTATATTCAGATACATCAACTGCTGTTGAAGGAGTACTACTATTTATATCAAAAGCTGTTTGTGTATACTCTATATAAAAAGGTATTTTAAAANNACTCATAATATCCACCACCCTGTACCATCTGAAACTACGTGTATACTTTCAAATTGATTAATTGTTTGATTTAGTTCACTATCTATTGTTTCACTACCATCCCCTTCTAAGGTTATAACTCCTATACCTGTATTCTTTATATGGTAGTTTTTTCCTAGTAACCCCTACTGCAGTAGGAAGAGTGATAGTAAATGCAGTTGTTTTATTACCTATAATAACATCTTGAGTAGCTGTTATAGTATGAGTATTTGTTACAATATCAACTACAAAAAAGGTATCAGCAGAAGCAAAACTAACTTTCCCATTTGTCCAAAAAGCATAGGAAGAGTAATCGTAAGCTACAGCATCAGCTTCAGAAGCCTTATAAAAATTCTCATCAAATTCAGCTTCCCCTAAATGTTGCATATAAAGATACCTATTAGCTTGGGCTAATGTAGTTGCAGAAGCTACAGAACTCTCAGGTCCATCCCCTTCTAAGTTAGAGCCTATAACCTTAAAATAATAAGTAGTACTTGGAAGCAATTCAATTACAAGGGCAAAGAAACCAGTCCTCGTTAATATTTGTTTGAAGTTAATATTATCTTTAGAGAAAAGTATTTTAAAAGAAGTAGCCCCTCCTGCCGAATAAGCAAGAAGAATAGCTATTACTTCCTTTTGTCCGTACTACTTAATATAGTTGCTGTACTGGGTACTGCCATTACACTACACCTTCTTTAATATAGGGATTAGTTCAAAAATTAAACGTACACTATGCAAATACATTTCTTTTTAGTCTATCCATATGTTCAAGTTGTTTATAAGCCTGAGACTCTGAGAACTTATCTCCTGGTGTTTCCTTTGGAGACATATATCGTAAAACTCTTAGTAAGCATCTGTGGTAGATAAGCAGCCGCATCAGCCACATCACGAAGTCTACTACCTAATAATTGTTGTTCTAACCTAGCTCCACCTGCTACATCGTGGTGTACAAAACCACTCTCGTAAAAAGGAAATAGGGCAGAGATCCTTCCTTCTTTACCTCCCTCTACACCTTTAAATTCTCCACTACCTGTCCTTGCTTTTAAAGTAACTATAATAGGAGGAATCCAGAATAACTTCCTCGTATTACACTCATTTATAAATGGGTATAGAATATGATCTTCCAAACCGTCTAACTCTATTCCTATAGCCTGAACATTATACATAATAGCTAATCTAATAGCTTCATCATACTGTTCTTTAGCTCCCATCTTCTCACCCTTTGCAAGGCGAACATAATAAGCCTGCCTCTCAAAGTCAACTCCCCAAACTACAAATCCCGTATCAGCAGCCCTTAGACTTTTAGTCCTACTTGGGTCCCAGATCAACATATTCATAAGTCTAGGTCTAACCTCATTTACAAAATCTTCATCATTTTCGTTATAGTATTTAATCCAACTCGATTGGAAGTCTTTAGTCTCTTCACTCTGAGCCATTCCCATCTGCTCCATAGCGAAGATATCCATAGTTCCTCTTTTCCTATGCCCTGCTATTTCTTTATCTAACGTCTCTTGAGTTTTAAAGTTCACATCAAGGGTATGATAGGTCTTATCACAAACAGGAAGGTTTAAAATCTCCCAATCTGGATCATCCATCAAATGACACATTAGAGCATCTGGATGCTTTACTGTATCACTATAGATAATTTCCATTTCATCCTTATCCTGTTCATATTGACTAAATGTATATAATAGTACTCCAAAGAACCAGTTACGAAGTTTCTTCCTTTGTTCTTCACTTCTAACCTCTTCCCTATCTTCAAGATCATCTGCAATCCACAGATCGGGACGAGCATCCCTCCAATTTAAACCATTAACCTGTTGACCTACACCTCGAGGTAATATCAAAGTTTGCCCCTTAGCTATCCAAGATTGAGCACTCCATTTCTCATCTACTCCCTCTACTCTAGATTCTTTAATATTCCCAAATAGTTTCCTAATTATCATATTAGATAATAGATCAGATTTAATACTATCTGATATACTCATAGCAATATCACCACTATTAGTAAGATACCCTATAAATTTCTTCTCATCAAATAGAATCTTCTTCTTAATCCAGAACTTATTCCCCGTAGTCTTAATAAATCCACGAGGAGCTACAATACCTTTTCTCGGACATTCACAATTATCTATAAAATCAAAATATTTATAGTGTAGTGGACCAAACTCAGAACTAAAAGATTCAGGAAATAGAAGTTGTGCCATTCTAGCACTATCATTCATCCAACTTGCAATCTCAAGATCAAGTTCTTCCTTCTCTAATAAATCTAAGTTTACTTCCATTAGTGTCTGCCCATCCTAATATCTATATCAAAATGCGTATCTGCACTCGTATTATATATCTTTAATCTAAAATCTGTAAATACAGGTAATCCTTCTAAAGCATTAGTATTTGCAGGATTCAACTGCCATGTTAATAAAGAATCTGTAAAAGTTGCAGGGTAAATATTCTTTATATTAGTATCTATCAACGTAGCATCTATGGAATCAGTAGGGAAACGATCCCAAACCATAACCCCTCCTTCATACCAAATACCTCCAATCCGATATTCAGGACGAGTATAAAAAGCATCTACATCCCCAACAGCAGCATATATATCATCTACATCTAGGGTTAATACCATAAAACCAAAAAAATCACCTGTAGTCTTAAATTCCTTTGTAGGATTAATAGAAGCTGTAGTAGTAGTATTTGCTGCAGTCTCCGAGATAGTCCCATTTATTAATGTCTTTACTTGAGCGTTACCAAAAGTAAATAGTAGTAAAAAAATTAAAAGGTATTTCATTCCTCTCTCCTTTATTCTTATTTATCGATAGCGTGTTGTATTAACATATCTAGTTTATCTGTTAAATCTTTCTGACTTCTTGCATATTCTTTTTTACTTACAAACAAGTCTATATGCTCTTTAAATGTATGATGTTGGTCTACTTTATCATCTTCCATATGATCAACTATATCGGAAAAATGCACCTTAGACTCTTTATACTCTTCAAGCATCTGTTTTGCTTCTTCCCTAAACTTCTTATTCTCATGTGCATTATCTAATAACTCTTTCTTTTGTTCTGCAGTAAATTCTGGTTTAAAAACATCTGTTAAGTCCACTCCAAAGATAGTACCACTCGTAGCCAATGAGGTTACTATTATAGGAAAAGCTAATTGCTTTGCCTTTGCGTAAAGT